TGCAATTTTTAGAATTGGAGGCACAGCTGTAAATGAAGTAGCCTCTTATGAAGGGGTTATATTAAGCACCTTGCCAAATAATAAATGCAGAGTTAGGGCATTTAAAAACGAAACTGAGTATTTTGAGACCGAAGCCATTTTATCGCCTGATAATTGGCAAGATGATGATTTGCATTGTTGGATTTATGAGTATTATGAATTAGATATGGAAGGACGCACACCTTCTTGGATTGCTTCAAAAAATAAGTTAAATAAGGTTGATTGCATTTTTATTAATTTAGATATTCTTAACAAGAGCGATGAAATTTTAAAAAGATATAGAATTTCTCCTTTTTATAGAGCACACAAAGTGATAATTTTTAATGGCTAACCTAATCAGTGACGGAAATTTAATTGGATATTGGCCGCTTAATGAAGCTAGCGGTTCGCCAATGTTCCATAATTGGTCTGTAAGTTATGGCCCCAAGCCTAGTGGAATTTCTTTTAACTTACATGTTCATACAGTAGGCGACTCTTCAACCGGAACAAATTCTGAACAAAAAAATTCTTTTTGGCCCGGAACCACGTCAATAGGCGATCTTTCTGCCGGACAGTCTGGCGTTGTGTGGAAAGGGCTCCAATTAAATGGACAAGCTGATAAGGTCGTTAACGATGAATATTCAAAGGTGCTTATTTTGGGTGCAGGAGGAGTCTCCACAAGAAAAAGTTATTTGCCTCCGCCAGCTTACCCGGCGACAGGAACGTTAATTGGAAGTGGATTTACTGTAGGATTTTGGGTCAACCCTAGAAGCAATGGTTACACAAGTATTCCATTAATAAGTCAGCACAATCGTGGATTGGCACAAAGACACGCCTTAGTCTCCAGAGAGTATAATTTAGTCGGATTTTCCGCAGGAGTTTCTGGATTTTTAGACAATGACTATAGATACGGAAGCCCAGATCCAAACAAGCAATTAAAAGCGTTTGTTCATGTTTTTGGTTCAACAACAGTCGGTGCTGCCCATTTAACATGTCCAGTTTTAGCGAGCGGATATAATCACATAACCATAAGTAACGAAAAAGAATCCGCATCGACAAATTATCTTTTAAAGATCTACAAAGATGGAGTTTTACAAAATTCGACCTCTTATTCCGCTTCTGCTGCCGCTAGTTTAACTTCGCAAAGTCCATCTTTCTCAAATGCAGCATTCACATTGGGCGGCACAAATATAGACGCTTTTTTAACCGCTACAACCGATCCCGGCGGCTATCTTTATGAAGCCGCTGCTGGATGGGGCCATTTAGTCTCTGGAGTTTATTTCTTTAACAGAGTTCTTAGCAATTCAGAAGTTTTAGATATGCATTCGGCTGGTGGGATTGGTTACGAAGCTGGATTTAGTCCACGGCCAACACAATCAATTTCTATAAATGATTCTAACATTTTGGGTTACTATCCATTTACTTCGCCCGGATATGTAGACGCTGGCGTAAATAAAAATCCATTAATTGCTGACCTTAATCAAGGCGACAATGCTGAAATTTTTGCATCTCCGGGTCCATTTGGCAAAGGGGGAGTAGGGATAGGAAATGCTTCTGCAACGTATGGATTAGCCTCAATCAGTGGACTGACAAAAGCATTTGGAAATACAGGAAGCTTTACCATTGCTGGTTGGTTTAGCCCAGTAGCAAGTACGACAAACTCTCTTGCAACAAACATGCTTTTATCTTATGGTGCAGTGGATTCTAGCTATACCCCAGTCGTTGGACAGCCAACATTGGGCTTTATATTGAATACTGGAATTGAAGGCTCTTCAACAAATTTAAGATGTAGATTTTTTCAAAATGGAATAGCAAACAATCTTATTGGCGTTTCTGGAATTGATAGGTCAATTTATAAATTTGTCGCTCAACATGTTTGCATAATGCATGACGCAGAAACTAATGGCGTAGCAATGTACTTAAATGGTGAACTATCTCAAAGTGGCAATATTACTTCGCAAAACCAAGCGTTAAACATTACTAGCCACCTTCAAAAAATAGGTACAAGTGGCTATCCATTGATAGTTTTTAACGGTATTGATGATACCGGAACCGCTCCTGCATTAACTCAAACTTTTGACGTTTGGAATGCAGGCGGAGGTGTAGGAAGTACAGTTCATGATTTAGTTGTTTTAAATAAAACATTAAATGCGGAACAAATTCGTGGACTTTGTTATAACAGCATTAATACATCTTCTCTCAATTTAACCGTTAATGATCCTCGATTAGTTGCGTACTGGGCCTGTACAGAGGCTGAAAAAAATCCGTTTATCATCCCCGACAGAGCAAGATGTTTTGATAAAAACCCAGCTAATTTAATTGCTGCTGCAAGCGATCTTACTTGGGAAAAATCTTTGACATCAACTCAGCAATCTGCTTTTGCAAAAATTGACGTATTTAATCAAATAAGACAAACTCCATCAGAATTGGCGAGTGAAATTCCCCTTGGTATAACTTCTGGCTCTTGGGTTGTCAACGGAGGATCTTACGGCTCTGAAGGAAATTCTCTTGCCTCAACTCGATCTCAACATCGATTATCATCCTTGCCAGCAATTGGCCAAAGATTAAGACCAAATACAGAACCGAGATCTCAACATGGACTAAATCCATACGAAGAATATATTCTTTCATTTGAAGTCACTCCTAGTGGAAATATTCCCAGAAGCGTTCTGTCTTCTTTGGGAAATATTACAGTTGCACGAGATTTTAATTCTAATTTAATTGAATATTGTCAAGATTATAGCGATGGAAATGACTTTAGACTTCAGTCATTTTTAACGACATTAAATGATGGCGATCCAGTTACATTAACACCAAACACTTCGGGCGTATCAATTGTTTTTATAGCTGGAAACAATAACGCAACTGCGTCAACAATGACTCCGCTCGTCTCTGGAAACGTTGCGTATGGCGTTCCTAGTAGGATTACCTTCTATTTAAAGCCGAACGCAGCGAATAAATTTGCCTCTACAGGATCTGAAGATATTGATGTTGCCTTATGGATTAATGGACAATTAACCCATGCCAGAACGCAGAACGCCTCAACGCTTCGTGCTGGCTTGGATGTCGCACAAACAACCGCAGATACTTCAACAATTATGATTGGAGGGGTTCCGGTTAGAGATAATTATGAAATTGTTTCGAATCACGAAACTGGTCTTGGCGAAATATACATGAGAAATATTTTCGTCATGAAAGGAAATTTTACGAATTCAGAAATTGCAACGCTCGCCACAAGCGGAATTGACCTAACTACATCAGTTGTTGGATTTACAGACCAGCAAACTACAACAGCAGTAAATGTTGCTAACTCTGGACTGATTGGTTATTGGAGATTTAGCGGCAATGAATCCGGCACTTTGGATCTATCTTTCGGTGGGCATCCCTATGTTCCATCTAGTAGCAAAAAAAATAATTTATATCATATAGCTAGGGCAGTAGCAGAACTTGGCGGTAGTGGCCCTTGGCATACTTTGTCTGCTGATAATCCAGCACATAACCTAGAATACGTTCCAGCTATGCATGGCAATGGAAGCCTTCAGGTTAAATGCAGTGGAATTACCTATGACCAAAATCCTTTCGCTGCTGCATTCGCCAACATTGCAGTTCCTCCATTTATAGCCTCAGGAACGCAATTTAAAAATCTTAATCAGGGTTTTTCTGTAGGCTTCTGGTATTGTCAAAAAGAACTTAAGCCAGCTTTAAATAGCGTTAAATACATAATGGGATGGGGCATGGGCCCCGAAACGGCAACGGCAACAGGAGACGTAAAAGCTTCTTGGTCGATAGTTGTTGATGATGCTAATAATATAAAAATGGTCTTGTCCAAAGACGGCAGAATGTATCTAGACGCTGGATCAAATGCTGCAAAAGCAGGTTCGGTTGAGTGTGGTGTATTCAACACGGCAGACTTTGAAAATAATGAAATTGAAAATTATAGATCTGGTGGTACTTACGGGCCCGGAAATCCATCTTCTTGGAATCATTACGCTTGGACGTACAATGAAGAGTCGGCAATTTGTTATTTCAACGGAACTAAAGTTGACGAAAAATATGTTGGCCCGATAAATGTTCCGGTAGAGCTTGCCAATCCAAATGATCTGAACGGAAGACTAATAAGCTTTTTCATGCCCCAAATAAGTCCGTGGCAATGGAGAACGACAATAGCAGATTATGACGGCATACTAACCGATGTTTTTATTTCTAGCGGAATATTTAAACCTGAAGAAATTCGTTACATAGCGTATAACGGAATTGATGACGTCCCAAAAATTGAAGTAAGTGGAATTTTTGGAGGTTATACATATGGAATAGATTTAGGTTCTGGAATTATTGGCTCTTATTTAAGAGGATTAGACAATCTTTCTGGAATTTTTGCAAACTATTTGATGGGAGTTTATGAAGTAAGTGGAATTTTAGGCGGATACATTGATGGACTTAATGTTAATAACTTATCTGGAATTTTATCTAACTATATTTTAGGTTCGCAAAGCATTAGTGGAATTTTAGGAAGTTTTGCATATGGACTTGATACGGCTTCTGGAGTTGCGGCTGGCTACTCTCTTGGACTTGATTCGTCTTCTGGAATTATCGGTGCATTTTCAATTGGAGGACTACAAGCAAAAGTTGAGTTTGATGCTTCATTTAATGTAATGGCACAAGGATCGAAAAGTTTTGACTCATTGGCTCATGTTTACAAACAAACATCTACTGATTTTGATGCTTTGGCGTATATTTATCAAGATGAACTTCCTCCGTTTGTAAAAATAATTGTTCCTCACAAAAACGTCAGTGGATTGGCCCCTATATTTAATCAACACTTTGTAGGCTTTGCATCGGGACGACAAGGAAAATCTATAAATAGAACCAGATGGTATTTTGGAGACTTAACTCCAGCTGTAGTGGGGACAATAAGTGGAACGACAGGGACATCGACAATTCAAGGTTATTCATACCCATTAGATTATTTGTACCCGGTGAATCATACATATGCTCAAAGCGGATTCTTTATAGCAAAATTTGAAGCAGTTGATAGTGATGGAATAATGTCTTCTGATTCGGTAATAATTAATGCGGCATCTGGAATTGATCCGGTTTATGTTACTATTTCTGGCGTTCCATTAGCTGGATATGAAGATTTAACTGTAAACTTTAGCACAAAAATTGAAAGAGTTCCTGCAAACGTTTCAATCATTACTCAATTAGTTGATTTTGGAGATGGCAAAACATCAATAATCAATAACCCGGTACATACATACATTGAGCCGGGTCAGTTTAAACCAACTATTATAATAAGAGATTCTCGTGGAATTATATGGTCAGATGGCATAGACGCTGGAATTGACTATAAAGAATCTGGAGGACATAACGTATGGTAATAATTGTTTCTGGCGTTGGAACGCCATTAAATGGAGTTGCTTGGCCATCCGGTCAATTTGATCCTTCCGTTCCCGGATCTCAATTGCCCGCTTTTTTATCTTCTTTAAATGCGACGTTTGGATTTAACATTAATCCACATTCATTTGAGTGTGAATGGATTCCATTCGGCAAAACGGAAACATTTCACGGAGCTTCTGGACAACTGCCACCAATCGGGCATCCTGTAGAATTTTATGTTGGTCAATTTTTAGTTCGCGGGAATATTGTTCATGCCGACTGGACAACTTCAACAAACGGAACTGTTTTTAAAACAACAATTCAGGATGATAGAACTAAATTAAGAAGAATAAAAATTCACAGCGAGGATCTTGGAGAAGATATTCCTAGCGGAGTTGTTTCCGTTGCAAGGGCGTATAGAAAAATTAATAAATTAAAAGATGAACTCGGCATAGTTCTTGATGAAAATGCAAAAGAGTATCAAAGGATATTACAGTTTGGCTGCACATACGGCCAGATGTTGCAAGCCATTGACTATACATTCAACGAGGGCAAGCTTTATTTGCCCGTTACAGAATTTCCACAACCGCAACAAATAGAACAAAATATTGGTACCTCTGGCTCAATTGACTCGATAAGGTTTCAATTTAATCTAGATACGATGGATGAGGCGTTGACAAGGGTGCTTGATGATAGCGGTTATGATTGGTACTGGAGCTTAGACGCTCAAAAAACAAACATAATCAATAAAACTCTTACCTTCGAGATTAATGAAGAGCAAATACTTGGTCTTGTTGCCAATACCGCTGGCATTCCAGATTTAAATTCCACGACCAGTATAGGATTTGGGCATGATGTCATCCCAGATCCTACTAGATTTAGAATTTTAGGCGGTCACCAAGAAGGATTTATTAATTCAAAACTTTTGAGCCCGATTGATGGTATTTCAACAGAAGAGCTAGACAATAAAGCTATTTTTGTCAAGGCATGGGACAAGCTTTCTATAGGATTCTATGATGCAGATGGATTTTATAGAACATACATACCATCTGAAAAAGAATTACAGCTTGCCTTGGCTGGAATAGAGCAGTGGTCATATTTTAAAAAATATCAAACTCTTCCTGCTTCAAACACTCCTCCCGGATATGGACTTGATCCTGACGCAGGAAATGTCGCTGCCCAACACCCTACATTCCAAAGTAGACTAGATCCAGTAATGCCACTTGCTGCATTTGCTACTGGTGCTGCTGAATCTGGATTAAGAATTATTTCTAACAGACGTGATGCCGAGAACAACTGGACGCTGGCATGGTACAATCGAGTTCAAAATCACGCATCAACCCACTATGGCCGTTCTTTTGTTTGTAGTAACTTATTATTTAACGAGCCTTCTGGATATTTTAGATTGTTAGATTCTGCTTGGGGAAATATTGAGAATCAAATTGAAGGATATCCATTAAGCCCTTACGGAGTTGTAATATCTTCTGGCCTTTTCCAAGAAGACTATGAAATAAATAGGGCACTTGGTCCAATTAGTCCATTTGTAACATCTGACTTCAAAATTACGTCACATGTTGTTTTGCCAGCGGACACAATTTATGGCCCCCAAGGAGATGACGTTCCTGCTTCTTTTGGGAATTGGACTGAAGATGCACCTCCATTTAATCCTATCGGAGATGGAAGTCATTATGTTCCATGCTCTCTTACTTTAGTGGGACAAAGAGTTATCAATCCAAGGGATGAAGAAGATTTGTATGGGTTTGAGGCATACCCAGAAGGAACGATATGGTGCCAGCTTCCAATAAATGCTGGCCCTTCTGGGGGATTATTAGAAGATCAAATTATAAAAAATTTAGCAACGCTTACCAATACATATTCAAAGATTTCTGCTTCTGGTTTGCTTGATTTGATTAACCCAGCTAAAGTTTTGAACTGTTATCAAACTTTGTCTGGCGTTGCAATTCCAATTGAGTCTAGAACAAGATATGGACAATCATATCCGCAAGAATGGGTATCTGGCGTATTGCACTATGACAGACATGAAGACGTTCAGCTAGACGATCAGTTTGTTCCTTGGGCATTTTCTCCTCAGGGAAATAAAACCAGTTTGGATGTTATGACTGATAGAGCATTAAGACGAATTAGAGGAAAAATTTCTCCAAATCCATATTCTAGATATGCTGACTTTTCTCAGGTTGGATTGCCAATACTGTCTTTTGACTCTTTTGCTAATCAAAATATAGGTGCTTCTGGTAAGTATGGTGAAATTTCACACGGAATTAGTGAATTAAACATTAATTTTGGGATTGATGGATTTGCAACTCGCTATAAAATACAATCATACTATCCTAAATTCGGAAGAGAAGCTCCTCGCGGAGAGCGAGTGAGAGTTCAGCTTAATGGAATTTTAAATCCAATAGATTTTACGGACTTGGATCTGTTAAACCCATTACCCGAAGAAAGTCGCAGACCAGAATTGCCCGGTGATTCTTATCCAAGCTTGGTGTTTGCAGACTCAGAGCAAAGAGCAGTTCGATGCACTATTATAGAAGTAAATGACGTTCAAACCTTACTTTCTGGTCCATCTACAAATCAGGAAAGATATCGCGGTCGAGACATAAATAAATATATCAAGCCCGCCTTTAACATAAGCAGCCCCGCTTTAGATTTCCAAAGAGGGGCAATTTGCATAGACGGCTTCTTGAATGTTGGCGACGAGGCGATGTATCATACGGACGAGTTTTTAGTGCCGGGAGGCTCTTTAATTACAAGATATTTTACACAAGGCAGGCCATTTGCGAATGGTGTCGTTGTACAAGTAGAACAAAATAACGCAAATGATTCAAGCAAATATGACGTTACAATCGTTGACCCCACAGCTGCAACTCCACGAGCAATATTTGGAGTTGAAGTTTTAAACGGTACGGTTGCAATTGGAGACAGAACAAGTCTTGTTGCCGCTGGCAATTCTCCAGTAGTGCCCGGCGAGTCAGAAGGGCAACTATTTATTAATGGAACTACGACTGGAGGAGCGGGAGTAAAGCCTGTAGAAATAATTAGCGTTTTGAATCAAGGTCAAAAAAATGCACTAGCCATTTGTAGAGAAATAACCTTGGCGTCAAATTATGAGTCTAATGGAAATATGATTCCATCTGGAAATTATTACTATAATACAATTCCAATACCATATCCGCAGTTTGCCGCTTCTGGCGATAGAGGATTTTTAACCACTATAAACATTCCAAGCGGAGGATTTGGACAGACTCAACTTGTCAATGTAATTGAAATAATTACTCCGGCGTTTAGAAGGTTCCAGCCATGACAATGCAATCTGGCCAAGTAAATTATCAATACGCCTATGGCACTGGCCCGTTTATAGCTAACAATCACTACGGACCAAATCCAATAGGCCTGTCTGGAATTTTAATAGAACAAGCACAATTTGTAATTTTAACAGAATTACGAAAAAGGGTGGCATTGGCAGACATATTTAATAAATACATAACACAAGATGAAACTGGAATCAATAATATAACTGTTACTCCATATGAGCCCTCTACCACAGATTTAAATCTGTGCAATCCGAACGATCCAGCGAATGCTTCTTTTTTAGATCATATTTTAGAAACAAGACTTTATCTTGAAAGTCTTTTTATTTTTTTTTCTATGGATTCTTCATATACCAGTCAAGACTTTAAAAAGTCTTGGTTAAATAATTTATACAAAAACAGCCCAAGCGGGTTTAATGGAGACTGGTTAAGGCAGTCACCACAAAGCACTGGCGTAGTTGATCATACGAGTCTAGAATTTTTAGGCGGATCCGGCATTTTGTTTGACGTAGATGTTGGCGAAATTATGTTCAACCCATTTCCTTATCTGGCTGCCGATGGAGTTGTAAGCATAAACAATCCAGAAGGAAACCCATCTATTGACGGTGTTGAAGTAGGAGCCTATCCAGCATTTCCTCAATTTCAAAAAACAAATGGAAATATCATAACGCCAAACGGAAGAGAACCCCTGTTTAATTTGGGTTATCCAGATTATAATATAGACCACATACAGTCTGGCTATATAAGCATAGCTGGAGGTTATTTACTTCCGACAACTTCTTTTTATATTTCTAGAAATGGTAACCTTGTTGACACGACATCTACAGACTTTACTTATCAAGTACAAGGAAGAAGAGGCGGGGTTCCAGATAGTCGCGTTTTTGTACAACCGCAGGCACAACCATGCGGAGTTTACAGATTATCAGCGGTAAATCATTATTCAAATAATCCTTTAACAACTATAGAATCAGGAATTGTTAGCATTTGGCCCCCCCTATCAATCTATTATTCGTCTTCTGCCGGGTATCAAGTGTTTGATGATTGTATTTGGATAACAGATTCATATTCAGATATTTCATTATCCTCTCCAGCTTCTGGGTTAGTAATTTTATCTCCATTTACAGGACATGAAATGTGGATGCAACAGGCTGAACAAACAAATGTAGAGGTTTCAAGTCAAAAAAAATATTGGGGAAATCTTAGGGGCCTTGAAAGAATAACCCAAGATAAAATTTATAGACTGCATCCGGTTTTAGAACCACAAGGCGGCGGCGGCCCCTCCTCTTATAGAAGATTAACAGTTCTTGAGTACAATGACGACTTAGATTTTGTTAATAGCTTTACTAGCACGTCAGCAACCCCTGCACCAAATGAAAATTTTTTTCCAACCCTTTCAAGCGATGTAGAAGAAGTTTATGATTTTTGGTATGATGGAACTTATTTTTGGGTTACTCCAGCTACTTTTGCGGGTTATGATTTTTATAAATTTGATTCGGCTTGGGATTTTCAAGGAAAATATGTTCTTAACGGAACCGCTATTCCAGCTACAGGCGTATATGATATTAAAGGATTTTCACATAATGGAAATAGTTACATTTATAAAATTAGTAACGAATCGTTTGGCCAAATAATTCCAATAACAGAAACTTTAACTGACGCAGATCCTTTTGTAAGCAATACTGCACAAGCTGGTGGAATAATAACGGCAGGTACTGGAAAGCCAATTGATAATTCAAACTTTCCCTCGTACACATCAGCAAATATTATAGTTGATATGTTATTAGTTTCATCCTCTACGCATGTAGTTCCGGGTATATATGCACTTGTAGTAAAAACAGTAACTTTTAACAATCGCAGAGATCTTTTTCTTTTTAGGCTCGAAGAAGAGACATCAAATTGGACTGTAAAGGCTTCTAAATTGCTTAAAAGTAATGTTGACATTGATAACGATTCAAATATTTTATATATGCCATATTAGTGTATTAAAATTTAAAGGAGATAAACAATGGCATCTGGTATTAGATTTTTTGCTGGCTCTGGTGCAATGGGCAACACCGTAAACTCGTTATATGCAAATGGAAGGGCTGAGCCCGGACTAGAAATTCTTAATTATAATCAAAATTTGCCATTTGTTACCAATAAGCCAATGCGTATTGGCTTTTTCGGTGCTGGTGGGGCTCCTAGCAGCCCTGTTCGGGTTGGACAGTTCCAAGACAGAACTCACGTTTGTGATCATCTAGGGAATAACTTAGGCGTTTTATGCAACTGGAAATATGCAACGAGCACCACAGCTTATGCATCAGGCGTGCATTATACCGCTAGCCCCTTTACAGTCGCCATCCCAATGGAATCAGGAATACTATTAAGGTTTATGGCTACATGGCCTTGGGAAGGTACTCCAACTGCGGTCCAGACGCAGAATGGATTAGTTAGAGCAATTGATCTTGATGCCACTGGAGCTGTTTTAGATTTTAGTTCATCAAATAGAGCAAGCACGGTAGTGGTCTATGCCGCAGAGCTTCGAAACACATACGGCTTTACGGGTGACACGTCTTGGACCAAGATTAGTGATACTGGATCAGATTTAAGCTTGGAAGACCAGCCTTCTTCTACAGTTCATGACTTTAACATCATCCTAAGTGCTTCTCCGACAACGGCTGGTGCAAATAAAAACTTTGCAATTTACGTTGAGCTTGAATATTATTGAAAAAATGTTTGACATGTGAGAAACTCTGTGTATAATACTATAAACCATAAGGATTATACACATGACCCTGACCTTTGCAAGAGACTCAAGCGTTCCTGACGTACACTGGGTTGCCTCCCTTTCTGACGGTTCGATAGTCTATCAGGACTTAAGCCCAACAAGGTCTTGCTGGACCGAACTAAAAGCGTATGTCAAGGCTAAGAACCTAAAGATACTTAATCTGTTTATAGAGCAAAATAGGTTTTTAGTAAATATAAAACCGTACTTAGACAAGGACGGATGTCCGCAGGTTGATGGCTATTGGTTTTCTCAAAAAATTGCTTCAATAGCTGGTTCATCAATTAATTCGCCCAAGCCTTGGATTGGCATAGGCTATGTAAAAGATGGGCATATAAATATAACTTGGTTATTGCCTGATGGAACATTAAAAAATGAGATTCGTGCCGCATCCGCCACAAACGGTGCTATAATTTGGAATGTTGAAACATAAATCATTGACAACGGTCGGTGTCAGTCATGATGACGCTAATTTACTGACCGAGTTTATTTGGCTTAACAAAGATATTAATTGTAAAGAATATCCTTGGAAAAAAGATTTGGCCAAATGGGGAAAAACCGTTTCTTGTCTAAAAAAAATGATGAAAGAGCCGTATTCACTTGACAAAGAGCAAATCGCCTTTTATATTTATAGATGTAGCCCAACAGAAATAAACTCTGAAGAATTTGCAAAAATGGCAATAGTTGCAAAAAAGTTATTTCGCAAATATGATATGTTAAGTCTTTATAATATGTACGAAAGACGAAGACAAGAGCTTAAAGATGTAGGATTAGAAAAAACAATTTACAAAACAAGCAAGACAAAATCACTAACACAATTTTTAGAAGAGCTAGAAAATGAATCAAGAACCGAGTTATAAATTTTTTAAACAAGAGATAGAGAGTGACGAGGTAGAGGTTATGTCCGCTGCCGAGTTGCAGAATCCGGCGGCAAACAAAAGCGGATCATTTTCGCTTGATTATCATTTGGTGACACCCTTCCCAGAGGGAAGGATTGTTGAAATATTTGGACCTGAGGGCTCCTGCAAGACAACCCTAGCCCTTGAAGTCGCTGGTCAAGCTATAGCAAATGGCAAGGTTGCGATGTATGTTAACATGGAAAAGAATCTTAATTTGTCGCTTATGATGACAATTAGATCTTTACGGCCATTTTTGCAAAAAGCTATTGAAAATATGCAATCTGGCAAAAAAAACTCCGAAGAGTGCCCCCTCTGGATTGTTCGTGCCACTACAGGAGAGCAAGCGTTTGAGGCAATTAGAAAGTTTGCCAGCATGGTTCCTAATGGGATTGCCATCCTTGATTCTATAGATGCTGCACAACCAGAGGCTGTGTTGGCAGAGCAAATTGGCGAAAACAAAATGGGCAACCTTGGAAAACTGTTGTCTGACGCAATGAGAAAGTTAATTAATGTTGCTGAAAAGAATAAAGTAACGGTGGTGTTAATTAATCAAGTCAGAGACAAGATGAATCCCTATGGAGACCCAAAAGAAACCTCTGGCGGTCGAGCGGTTAAGTTTTATTCTTCGCAAAGAATAGAATTAATGAAGCCCGGAAAGGCACAAACAATTACTGACGATGCGGGAGAAAGAATAGGCGTGGTTGTACGCTATAAAATAGTTAAAAATAAATTGGCACCTGATGGCCTTGAAGGCGAATTCCCTATTCTTCTAAAAAACGGCATTTTCAGGGAAAAGGAGTTAATTAGCCAATGTCTAAACTTTGGAGTTTTAAAGTTTGGGGGACGAGGAGGGCAACAAGTATTGTTACCTGTACTTGACAGACAGACTGGCGATGTTATAATGAAACAAAAGGAGAAGGAGCCAGAAACAATTGCGATGAAACAGTTTGATGCTGCAAGAAGACTGTTGCTAGATAATAAGCTGTACAACTACTTGCAGTTAGAACTAGATAAAATTTGTAGTCCGGGATCTATTGATGCAGTAGATCAAATGTTAAAACAAAATGAAATTTAAGACATTAAGCGGGAGAGAAGTTAGAATTCAAGTATCTCCAAGTAATTTTCCACTTAGGACAAGAGAAGCTTGCAGATCAAATGGCCAGTACATTCTGGGGACGCTGCTTCAGTCTATTTATGGAAATCACTGCTTAATTTTAGAAGAATTTTCAATTCCAGAAACGAAACTAGCAATAGATTTTTATTTACCTCATCACGGGCTGGCCTTTGAATTTCAGGGTCAGCAACACGACTCTTTTAATGCACATTTTCACATCGATAAAGACGGCTTTAATAAACAGCGAAATAGAGATGAAAGGAAAAAAAATTGGTGCAAGATAAATTCTATAAATCTAATAGAAATAAGACAGAGTGAGTTGGAAATAGAGGCCCTAAAAAGTAAAATAATAATATCAAGAGAAAGTATCTAATGGCAACTGCAAACGTAGCGGCAGAAAAATTACTGGTTTCTGGGTTTATACAAAACTCACAAACATTTTATGAGCATGTAGAATATTTATCTGAGGACGACTTTCATTCTGAAGTCGCCAAGATAACCTTTTTAAGCGTTAAGTCTCTTTTGCTTGAGAAGCAAGTAGAAAAGGTAACAAAGTCAAAAATAGTTGCCGAAGCTAAAGCTCTTGGTTATGAACATTATAATTCATTAACCAAAAATGGCGAGTGGCTTCAGCAGATTTTTGACGAGCAAATTTCTGAAAAGGAAGTTAAGCAGCATTTTCTACAGGTTAAAAGAGTTTCATTAATAAACAAGTATCTCAAGTCTATTGACGAAACTAAAAAATATTTATCTGCCACGACTGACCCGTTATCTAAGGTCATAACGACGGTAGAAGATAAAATTGTAACAAATGCAAATTTATTAGAAAAATCTGAACGCTCAATTCAACAACTCGCTACTGGGGTGTGGGCGTTTTTAGACGACTTGTCTCAGGATCCGGGACAGCTTGGCGTTGATCTAGGCTTTCCAGAGTGGCAATCTAGAATTGGTCAAGTTAGAAATAAATCTATAACATTTATAGCAGCAACTGCAAAAGCTGGAAAGTCTCAATTTGCATTAAGGTCAGCAATAACAGCAGCTATAAAGTATGATATACCCGTTCTGCTTGTTGACAGCGAACTTAATAAATCAGATCAGCAAATTAGATTGACTGGCATGATTGCTGAAGTTCCATACAACATTATTGAAACTGGATTCTGGAGACTAAGTGAAGCTCAACTAAGGCAAAAGGGGATTGACAATCAAGAAAGAATGAATGAAATTCTCGAATATGGAAGGCGTATGCGAGACCCAGTACTTCGCGAAAGAGTAGAAAAGATAAAAGTTGATTATCAATCTATTTCTGGAATGGATGTGCCGGATGTGATTCCACACATTCGTAGATGGATCTTAACAAAGGTTAAGCCAGACCTAGAAAGCAAAACTCCACAATGCTTAATTGTTTACGATTATATTAAACTTGCGACAATTAATGATGTTAGAAGTGGAATTGCAGAATGGCAATTGCATGGAATCAATGTAGCTGCATTGCATGACTTGGTTAAAGAATATAATGTACCAATGATAGCATTCGGCCAAACTAATAATGAAATTGATCAAGGGTTTAAGTGCATCGCTGGTGGAAAAAGAATTGTTGAAAATGTAACATCAATTTCTTATCTAAAGGCTAAAACTGACGAAGAAAGATCGATAGATTCAAATGGATCGCACATCTTGAGGGTTTTTGGAGCGAGATATGGCTCTGGAATGGCAGATGGATATATCAATTTGCTAGCAAATCTCTCATTTGGAAAGTTTAATGAGGTCGGAATAGGAACAATGAACTTTGAAGAAGAAAGAAGAAGAAGACTTAATGAATGGAGGAATCGTCGTGAAGAAGACGCAGATGACAACTGAAAAGAAATACCAACTTAAGCGTCACGCTAATCGCAAAATTGAACTGCTATTAGCAAAGCTAGGTATTGCTTTTTCTACTAGAGAAAATCTTATACAGGCATGTTGTCCATGTAAGCAACATGGAGGAGACGGTAATAATCCAACTAGCTTTAGTTGGAGACCAGACATTGGATACTGGATATGCTGGACACACCACTGTGAGGAAAAGTTTGGAAATGATATTTTTGGACTTGTCAGAAGCGTAACAGGATTGCCATTTGATCAATGCGTACCTTGGATTATCCAAGCACTTAAAAATGAAAACGTTGACGTTGAAAAACAACTTGCACCAGACAATACAAATCCTCGCGTAAATGTATTGCATGTTCACGATCCAGTTCCAGAACATAATTTAAAATTTCTGAAAAAAGATTATAGCTATCCAAAAAGCCGTGGGCTTGATCCGTACATATTAGAAAAATATCAAAGCGGAGTTTGGAGTAGAATTGGAACATATATGCACGACAGGTTTGTCTTGCCGATTCGTGACCATCAAGGATTTGTCGTTGGTTTTACTGGAAGAACCCTGCACGAAAAGGAATGGTTTGAAAGTCGTGGACTAAGATATGTGAAGTGGATTCACGGAAGACACTTTGACAAGTTTCCAAGTAAAAACGAACTATTTACAAGTTCTATACTTTTTAACCTAAACAACGCTCAAAAACATACGATTTCAAAAAACTGTAAAAAAATTATTATTGTTGAAGGTCCATTTGATGGAATAAAACTTGAAATGGCTGGTATTCAAAATTGGGTAGCCACTTTGGGTACAACTTTTTCAGCGGTTCAAAAAAGCCTCCTAATAAAGGCGGGGATAACAGATATTTTTGTAGCCTATGATAATGACAAGCCTATAAATAGTAATGAGTTAGGTGCTGGCGATAGAGGATATGAAAAAATTATTAAGGTTGTTGGCGACTTCATGAATATTCATAGGGTACAATTGACGGATAAAGACCCCGGAGAAATGTCAGTTGAAGAAATCAAGAAAGTTTTTGGAGAAGCTAAATGCTGAAATTAACCTCAATCTCACCCAGTCGTATTAAAACTTACCAAATGTGTAAGTTTAAGTACTGGCTAACATATCATTGTCCAGAGATTAAGCTCAAGTCTAATTGGGGAGCGTCGCATGGATCGCTTATTCACAATATTTTAGAGCATTATGCAAACCAGACAGATCTAGACTGGACAACTAGGTTATACAGAGGGTATGCTGGTAAACTAGAAGAGGAAAATAAAGAAGGAAAAATGGTGGCTATGGAGTCACCGTTAGTATGGGCAAGTAAAAAAGATTATGCCGACAAGGCCCTACATTGCGATACCTGTCCTTATCTTTCTGAAGACTCTAACGAAAGCTTTTGTTCAATTAGTCAAGATTCGATTAATTCACTCAAGGGATGTCCAAGATCCCTATTCGAAGGCTCTATATCAATGTTGACCACTGTTATAGATAAATATACAAATACTTGGAAAAAAATCTTAAAAAATAAAGATGGCACTATAGTTGGAACAGAATATTCGTATAAAATTCCAATTATAGATACTGACGTGCCAATTATTGGCATCATGGATTTGGTGATTGAAGAAGATAAAGACACGATCCATATTATCGATTATAAAAGTGGTTCTTGGGCTCAAAACTATTTTGAATGTAGAGAAGATATTCAGGTTAAAATGTATAGCTTAGCAGCCAGAAGAGAGTTTATTGACGATGTCTCTGGAAAAGGCTATAAATATAAAAACGTAATCCTTACATTTGACTACTTTACTTCAACGCCAATCACATTAGCTTTTTCTCAAGAAGAGGATTTGCAAACTGAAAAAGAAGTAAGTGCGATTGTAAAGGAAATTGAATCTACTGAAACAATCACCAGAATCGTAAAAAACAACTCTGACTTTGAAGATAAAAAGTTTTGGAAGTGCAGGTCTTTGTGCGATTCAAAGGTTTGTGCCTCTCAATGGAAAGGACCGTTTGCAACATGAGTAAAATTTCAAAAGACCTTGTTGATGTTTACTTCCAACACGGGGTTGACCTAAATAATCGTAGAATATTTTTATTTGACGAGATTAGTGAATCATCGGTCGGTGGAGTCATTAAGGGCCTTTATCTCATGGAGCAAAACAACAACAAGCTTCCAATTGAACTTTTTATAGGTTCTTTTGGAGGCTCAGAATATGAAATGTTTGCATTATATGATACAACGAGAACATTAAGCTCTCCAATCCATACAGTTGCGATTGGCAAGTGCATGTCCGCCGCTCCCCTTTTAATTGCTGGCGGAGAAAAGGGTCATAGATACGCAACGCCAAATACATTTTTTATGATCCATGAGGGCTCTAGCGATTTCGGCGTTTCTAGAAAAGAAGATTATCGGAGCGTGGGAAAGCATTTGGCACAGCTTCACAACACTTGGTCAGAGCTTATGGCAAAGCATACAAACAAACCTAAAATTTTTTGGGAAAAAATGTGCAAAAAAGTTCACGACACTCATTTTGATGTGAACACTGCTATAGAATGGGGAATTATTGATCACGTTTGGGATCAGAAGGATGGAAAATGAACGATTTAATTTGTAGATGCTGGAATAATAGTCACTTAAATGTGAGTCGCTTGTCTAAAAAAATTCATGAAAAATACATTTCTAAAATAGAGAACGGCAAGCTAATATGTCAATCTTGTGGGTCTTCTTTGTGCCCGCTTTATTCTCCGGCCATACTCTTTAACAGCAAGCCATACTCCTGTGAAAAAAATCATTTAAATGTTTTATTCGCATTTAAAGATGGCAAAGTGAACATAAAGTGGGGAAATGGCTATGAAGACTCTACAAATATTTTTAGCCCTGAAGAAAATATTGAAAATTTGATAAATCAAGGAAAAATCAGTTGCCATCACATGGTTGATGGTGTAAAATGCTCTCATAGATTGACTGCTCTTGACGAAACAACGCTTCAAGCACCAACTATGCAACAGGCTAAAACAAAAACTAGAATTGGTGATTTGTGGGACAAGCATGGTATTGAATCTGTAAAGCCATCTCATTACACCAATGATGGAGAATTTGTTCAGTCTAAGACTGATTTAGCCAATAAGCAACGTTTAGAAAAAATGCAAAGAGATAGAGCGATTTCAAATCATCCCGGAACAAAAATTAATAGAAAAAGAATTCAAGGAATATGACCTTTTGCAATTTGAGTGTAAAGTCTAAGGCATCTATGCTTTATGGAGTCGTTGACTTAGAGCTTCTTTTAAAGCGGACGAAAGAACTTGGCCAATCTGCCGTGGCAGTTAATGATTATGCGAATACATTTAACTTGGTTAAGTTTTATTCCTTGGCAGAAAAAAGCGGCATCAAGCCAATACTGGGTGCAACATTCTTTTTCATAGAAGACTGCAAAGAGGCTAAAGAACAAAAAATAAGATCGTTTACCCACATTACTCTTCTTGCCTATAACCATCAAGGCTGGAAAAACATTAACCAGCTTGTATCTTCTTCAAACGATGAAAGCCGTCATTTTTTTGTTCCTAGGGTAGATTTTAATCTTTTGGAGAAGCATAAAGACGGCATCATTGCACTGTCCGGTAGTGCAAAAGATGGAGTAATTGCATCAAATCTTGCCGATAAAAAGGATTCAAATGGTGCAATTGTTCAACACGCTGCTGTTTTTAAAGCCGAAGCTCTAGTGAGAAAATTTATTTCAATTTACGGGAAAGAAAACTTTTTTATAGAAATTGAAAAAACAGGGCAGCAGGAAGAAGATATTATTATTGAACGATCTAGGCGAATCGCTCAGAAGTATGGCATTAGTTGCGTAGCAACAAATAACGTTCACTATGTGAACGAGTCAGAGGCGGAATCGCACAAAACGCTGTTGTCTATGGACAATGGCAATTATATTAAAAACTCCAATACGGACTTCGCGTCTGAGCAATTTTACCTAAAATCAGAAGCGGATT